ACGAAATAAAAACTCCTTAACTTGGTAGCTAAGGAGTTTTTGCAATAACCTAAAAAAAATAATCATGAAAAATATAAGAAGCGTTACAAATATAGTTATTTTATTTACTTTACTGGTTATTTTTCTTATTAATTGTTACCTACAAGTGCTTAATTCTGCTCATTAAACAAAGTTGGTGCTTCTAATCTTTTTTCTTTTCTTTTTCTTCTTTTTTTCCCAACGCACAATTAAAAATATGCAATCCTATTTCAGGTACAACACAATTTCTTAAAACTTTTCGTTTATCAATGCCAGTATATCCAGAAACATCAAAGCCTAATTTTTCTTGTAAAAACTCACGTTCACCTAATTTTTTACACGTTTCCAGTTTTTCAAATTCCTTTTGTCTAATATTAAAATTAGTCCATATAGCGTGTCTATGCATTATTAAATTAGGCTTAATCAAAGGTTCGTAATATGGTATCACATTTTCAATTACCCAAAGTCCTTTAAACCATTTTTGTAATAATATTATTTCAGCATACAAATTCATATCAGGGTAAACAATTACCTTATTCATTCTACGTAATCGGCTATGCGTTGGACAAGGTGGAGAAGCCCAAATAAAATCAAATTCTTTAAAGTGTTCTAATAGGTATTGATGTGCATCGCCTATTACTACTTTATCATTTGGAAAATTGTCTTGGTATATTTTAGCAATATTAGCATCATATTCAATAGCCGTTATTTCGTGTTCGTTTCCCCAAAGTTTTCGGTTTCCACCAATTCCAGAATAAATATTTAATATTTTCATAATCTATCTTTTGCCCTCGCTCAAAAAAAAGAAGAAAAAGGGTTCGTTTTTATAATTAAGTTTTGTGATTTAAATTCGCACCAGACATACAACAATGTATATAAGCCATAGAAAAAACGGCTCATATACTCAGCGTTGGCGGTAATACTACGTTACTGCTTCCAAGGAGCATCCTGCAACCAATCACCAGCCATAATGCAACCATAAGGCATAATTCTATCTACTACTTCACCAAGTCCAAACTCTTTCATTTGAGCCTGTACGTTATCAGCATTTTTGTAAGCAGTTGGGAGTTCTGAAATATCAATATTCCCAGAGTAGAATCTAATATCTAATCCTTTCGTCTCTTCTGCAAAAACTTCATCAATAGTTTTATTGTCCTTCTTTCTTTTGTGGGCTGTTCGGCTAATATTTCTTCCTGCTCCGTGTGGAGCAAATCCTAAATTAGTTTCGGTAGTTTCTCCTTTCACAATTAAAACAGGTTCAGACATATTCAAAGGAATCAATCTTAATCCTTTGTAAGAATCAGGTACAAATTTATCATCTAAAGGTGTTGCCCCTTTTGCGTGATAGAAAATATCATCTTCTTTAAAGACAAAGTTATGCTCATTCCAAAATTGTAATAATGGCTCAACACCAACCTTTCTAACTGTTTCATTATGTATGGTAGTATGATTTAGCTTTGTCCACTCTCTCACAATTTGCAAGGCTTCCCAATAATCTTCACCTTCTTTCGTATCAAATGGAATCCAAGCGTTTCTTTTTAATGTTTTAGGAGATAATTCTTTCCTAAATCGTTCAGCCACTTTCATTCCTTTTTTATACAAGTAAGCACCGAAACCACGTGAGCCGTGATGCGTTACCATTATTGTTTCGCCTGTATTTTCAGACTTACCAATAAAAAGAAAGTGATTGCCATCACCTTGCGTTCCTAAATGAGAAGAGGATAGTTCAATGCTTTTTCTATCATTTAAAAACCTATTGCCTTTTATTCTTTCAATTAATTCTTGTGGTAATTCTGAAAATTCATCTCTTCCTCCACCACCAAAATGAGTTATTTCGTGAGCGAAATCAAGAACAGTTTTAGGGTCTACCATCCCAAAGTTTGTCATCATTACAGAACAACAAATATCAGCAGAGTGCATTGATGGGTGTATTGCATTTTTTGCACCAACCACACCACCAACAGGTATTTGTCCCTTCTCACCAGTAGGACAAGCATCAGGCATTACAGATCCATTTACAATAGTTGGTGTTTGCATTAAGATGTCCATTGTATCAAACACTTGTTGAATATTTGAAGCCTCTTCTTCGTGTTCGGCTCTAATGTTTTTGTGATATTTCAAGCCCGTTTGTGGCTCAATTGGTGGGGGTGGTTTTATTTCGTCAATAAACGCCTTTAAAGCATCACCTGATAAGTTTCTTTTGTTTGCTTCTTCAATAGCTTCACTAAACCATTTTGCAGGTTTGTAGCCTAATTCTATTAATGTGTTTCCATTTATCATAATTTCAAATTTAATTAGTTTTCAAATACCGTACTACCGCCAACAACACCTATAATGCAGTTTTTAAGAAAAATAAAAACCGACATCATAGCCAAACCGTTAGCAAACATAAATTGCTACAATATTGATTTTCCACACTTACCACAGAAATCAACAGCACTTTTACTTTCAATTCTAAATGCTTCGCAATCGCAATTAACGGATTTGCTAACATTGTGTATAGGTAATTTTTGCCCTACATTTACCATGTTCAAGTACATTTCTGCCTTTCTTTCAACTCTTGCTCTTATGTTGTGATCATAATCATTTTCTTGCATCCACATATAAAAGTCTGTCAATTCTTTAATCTTATCCATAATTCAGTTTTATTTAATCGGGCAAAAACTACCCATACACTCGCTATTAGTAGCAATTATTTTTTGCTACGTTCTATGCAAAATTTACAGTTTCCTTTATGTGTCAAACCTGCTCTTGAAAAATCAGCCCTACTAAAGTCATACCAAATATATTCACATCCACTTATTGTAACTATCGCAAAGTCCTTATTTCTATTTATTTGCTTAACTATAACTTCCGTTTCTATATTGATATACTTGGTTTTTTTAATCGTTTCATTAGTCACAGTTTCATTACATCCGCAAAAAAGAAAAGCAACTAACAAAGTATATAATGTATAGCTTTTAAGTGTTTTTAATCGTTTCATTTGTTTATCTATTTAAGTTATTAATTAATTCAAAGTTCAAGCGTTTTTGGTCGCTACACACCATATACAAACCGTTATTAATCTTCGTCTCTTTGGTTTTGTTTTTAAAGGCGAAAAATTTCTGTTTTATTAATTACGATTTTAATTATGCAAAGAAAATGCATGAATTTATTAATTGTTTTTAAAGATAGTTTTTTAGGGTTATATTTCAACGCTAAAAAATCAGCTGCTAAGGATTTATTTTCTCCTTTTAAATCAAATGTGCAGATGATTCCTTTTTCTTCGAACTTTTCTAAAAGGTGGGTTTGAACGCTGGTAATAAAATTGTTTGGTTTCATGGTTTTAGTTTTAAATTAGATACCCATAAACTCGCAAGGGCTTACGGGTTGGTGGTGGTAATGGGTTTTAAATTATTCCTTCATCTGCAAAACTATAATAGCCTTCCTCTGTCAAAATTAGATGGTCTAATACCCTACAATCAAATAAATTTAAAGCTTCTTTTAGTCTTTTTGTGATTTTTATATCTTCATGGCTTGGTTGTAGTTTTCCGCTTGGGTGATTGTGCGCAATAATAACTGCTGGGCTTAACGTTTCAACACAAAACTTTGCTACAATTCTTATATCAACTACCGTTTCCGTGATTCCTCCCTGACTTATTTTCACATACCCCGTTGTATTATTAGCATTATTCAGAAACAAAATATAAAAGCTTTCGCATATTGTCATATCATTTTCAAAAAATGGCTTCATTACTTCGTAGGCGTGTTTTGAAGATGTGATTTTACTTTTTTTATATTCGGTTTTTTCTTCTTTCAATGTGATTTTACGCAAATTTGTTTTGTAAGTTTTCATGGTTTTAGTTTTGTTTTTAGCCTTATTGCTTGCACAAATATACAACTAACAAAAAGCTTGTTAACAACTATTAACAAAACTTTAATAATTAAAATTTACCTCTACAAAAACCAATAGCCCGTTGAACTGTTCCGCTGCTCCAGTTATCGTAATTTGCAAAATCTCTAAGTTCTTTTTCTCCACCTCTTAACCATAATTGACGCCAAAGCCATGCACTTGTATGTTCTTTGATTTTCCTATATGTTTTTAATTCGTAATGATTCATTAGTTTAAAACTCTTGACTTTTATACTCACTCCATTAGCGTCTTTTATCTCAGCTAATTGCAAATCTATTTCTTTAGCTGGATCTGGTTCTGGATATTTAAATCCACAAAAAGGACACAAACTAACCGAAGCCATAATTAATCTTTTGCATCCTTTTTTAACTTCACCAGATCCAGTAATTGGCTTAGACTTTGAGTTGATACCACACTCTTTTAATGGTGGTACACCGCCGCCGCCTTTTTTTTCCTCATGCCATAAACTCCATTCTTTATTCGATTCATATGTTCCTAATCTTTGAACATTTCCTCCAAAATCAAATAAAGTAAAATTTAATTTATCTTTAAAAGTACGAGATCCACGGCCTATCATTTGCAAATATAAAGTCATTGATTTAGTGGCTCTATTTAATGCCACTACTTCAATGCTAGGTTCATCAAAACCTTTTGTAAGCATATCAACGTTTATAAGAATGGCTCCTTTTGTTTCTTTGAACCATTTTAAAACTGATTTACGGCCGCCGCTAAGTTGCTCATAAGATTCTTTATAAAAATCGTAAGCTTTTACACTTTCTTTATATTTTTGAATTTTACCTTCCGTGCATCCGTTTTCTGGCTTCTTTGGCTTCGCTCTACTGCTGCTTACGAATTTAACTGGATAACCTTTTTTTGAAAATTCAATAGCCGTTTTTATAGCGTGATCTACATTACAGCAAAAAACTAACATCTTTTGACCTGGAGTGTATTTTTCGTAATTCTTAATTAATCCAGCGTATAAATTTGGCTTATCAAATTGTTTCGCCATCGCCGTATAATTATAATCATTGGTTTGCGAATTAACGCTGACCTCATCAAGACTTGGAGATCCGCAATCGTAAGTATCGCAATTAACCAAAAAACCTTTAGAAACTAATTCTTTAACTTGAGGGCCACGAATCATTCGCTCATAGTCTATGCCTAATTGTCGCATTTTGCCAGATCTAGAGGGAGTAGCAGTGAACCCAAGCACCATTTTTTTATCTAATAAACCACTTTCAAAAATATAATTAAATTCCTGTATGTGAGCTTCATCAATAATAACAATATCAATTTCGTCTAAAATCCATTTTTGCCAATCTGGTTTATCAATTCGCTTTCTTAACGTTTGCGACATAGCGATAAAACAGCTCTTCCGATGATCTATTATTTTGGCTCCTGCTTTTATGAAATACGGATTAATATTGAAATCTTGAAGCGTTCCGCCAGCTTGTTTTAAAAGCTCATCCCTGTCGGTTAAGATAAGGACTTTTTTACCTTTAGGGATGGCTTTTTGAGAAATGAATGAAAAGATTATTGTTTTACCTCCGCCAGTTGGCAATTGAACGATTAAATGAAGAAAACCATCTTTTAATCTTTGCCTAGTTTCGTTGACAACTGTTAACTGATAATCTCTTAATATTATTTTGCTCATTTTATTTTGCTTAAAATTTCGGAAGGTTTAACTAATAATATATAACCATTACAGTCAACCTCGTAAAATATATTACCCTTCTTTTTTACTATCCCTGTATCTTCAAGTCCTTTAAGTTCAATGATTGCTGGTTTTAGTTTAAATTTTACAGTGTCGTTTATTTCTATTTTCATGATTATATTTTATAAGCTTTTCGTAATATTCCTAGTCAAAGAAAGTTTAAAGTCTAAAGCGGCCCTTTTCAGTTCTCCGCTTTCAGTGCATCCATAAGCGGCAAAGGAATCTTCTGAAAGCTTTTTTTCATAAGCATTTAAACGTTTATCAAATCTTTTTAGCTCCTCTCTTAACTCGGTTAATCTTTTAGTATTCATAATTTTGCTTTTTATTTATTGATTATTATTCTCTATAACAGTGTATAAAACACATTAAAACGTGTTTTTATACGGGTGTTGTGCCTAATTTAGAGCTCGTCAGTTGAGAAAGTTGAATTGTTGATTTTTTTAATCAAATCTTTAAAAGGACTTACTTTAATTTGATTTCGATGTTTATTAACAATAATGGCATCTATTGGAACAAAATTTATTAAATGACATCTCGCTTCACAATGTTTTCTTTTTAATGGTTTAGTAAGCATATTATCATTTATAACAAAAGAAAACTCATCATCAAAATCTGATGAAGTCATCATAACACAAACAAAATAACCTTCAATTTCCTGTACAAGTTTATTAGACAAAACTATAGCAGGATGATTACCACCAAAATCATTATCAAATATTACCTCTACAATATCACGTTGATAGACCATTTATTACTTCTTTTGCAAAGCAGTAGCGATACCTCTTGAAGAAGTTCTGAACATCGCTCTTTTTAAATTTTCAGGAGCGGATTTAATTTGTTTCGCCATATATGAATAGTCTGTAGAAGAAACAAAACCAGTATTAATAGTAATTTGCGTATGCGAATAGTCAGAAATATTTCTAGCTTTCTGCACAAATCGTTCAACTACAATAGGATTTTCCCTTTTGTAATTTAAATCTGAATTAGTGTATTTTGGACTAGCGTCTATAAACATAACTTATTTTGTTTTTGTAATACTTTTATGTTCCTCAATTTTTCTTTCTAAAAATTCTTTAATACTTATGCAAGTATTAATATCCATATACGTGCCAAACTCAAATTCTCGCACAATACCGTGTTTGGAATCATCTATATCTTTAATAGGACGTTTTATTTGTCCCTCATCATTTACTTCAAATTCGGTTCCTTTGGGTATTACACCTCTCTGACTGAAAAAATTTACATTAATAAAACCAGTAGGAGTTATTCCACCGTGAGCACCATCAATATGAACTTGACGATACAAAGAATTCTTAATATTGTGTATTGTAACAGAATTTGACTTCTTGTTTTTAGCCATATTGTAAGTAACAAAATTTGTTAATTCTACGCAAATGTAATGAAATAAAAAAACTAGGCACAACAACGTATATAAAAAATAGCTAAATAAGTGTCAAACCAATTTGTATTAATTATTTAATAACGGTATTTTAGTCGGAAAAGTATGTACTTGTTTACACGCTACTTTTCATATACAAAACCGTTATATTTAATGCTACATATCATCTAATTCACATTTAACCAATCTCCACCATTTTGCTTGATGTACATATTCCATATCAATATTAAATTGATCCATAAACTCTAATATTTCATCTACTGCGATATGTGAATTTTTAATAGCAATTAATGAGCATAGAATTTCATTGCCACAATCGGTATCTTCATCCATTAATATCATTCTATATTTATTTACTAATTCTTCTGCTTTTTCTTTTGATGTCATTTCTATATAATTTATTCGTTAATAACCGCACTAAAATATAACACTACCTATACTGCATTGCTCGTGCCTCACAACGTCAGCATAGCCATCACGTTAGAGTGCATTAAAACGCACAATAACAAAGGCTATAAGTAACCCTTGTTTCGTGCCTTTCTATCAGCGTTCTTTTGGTTTCGAGCATATACAGTATTGGCACCGTAAAAATATTCGTTAACACCTTTTTCTTTAAGTCGCTCTAATCGTTTCTTTTCCGCAATGGCTTTTAGTTCTGCTTTTTCTTCGTCTGTTAGTTGTCTGTATTCACCTCTTTCTGAATATCCAGTTTCACCCATAGAAGCCATTGCTGTCATCATTGCGAACATTCCTAATTTACTTTTCATTCCACTCATAATTTTTATCTATTAATTAGTTTTGTTACTTAATTCAAGGTAGTAACACACCTTATACAAAACGTTAGGCACAATTAGGAGTTAACCCAATCTACACACTTATTTATATTTTTGTGAATTGCCTTTAGTTGCTCAACCGATAGTTCATTAAATTCATTTATATTTCATAATTATTTATTTTCTGAAAAAAATACATCTCCATTCTCAATTAACAATTCGCCATCAACTAGGGAGGTTTTATCAAAATCACCAGTCCAGCTAACAAATAACCACAAGCCCAGTTCTTCGCTCATTCTATTAAGTAGCAATCTGGTTTTCTTGTCGATTGGCACCTTGTCAATCCATAGGTAAGGCATTGACTTTCCTTTTTGTTTTAATAGGTAGTTTTGTATCAATAAACAAATTAAAGGCTTTTGAGTATCGCTGTATGAGCTTAATTTTCTAAGCTCCTTTTCTGGATTGTGAAAATACTCGGTATCATATTCTCCATTATACATCAGAAATATATTTTCACTTTCTGCATTTTCTAA